ACGGGGATCCATTTACCCGCCCACTCTTGTTCTTCAAGCACTTCAAAGCCGTTGGACTTTATCCACATGACTTTTTTGACGTCTACAGTGCGGGTTTTAATGGGTTTTAAGCCCATTTCTTTCATATTTCTATCTTCAGGGCTGCCGTTGTAAAACGATTGGTTGCCTGGGTACAGATTTAGCTTTGTTGGGATATGTTTGTAGTAAAAATACTCAACAATACGGATGGTGTTTTCATCAATCCATTGCGATAGGGACGAATCGCCTACGCCTTGGGACATAATCGTTGTAATGGGCGCGGCGTTGGGAAACTGGCGCTCGTACTCGTCTTTTTCAATGTCTTGGCTGATAAAACACCACTCGGCATCGCAGCCAGCGGGGTCTTGGATCATTGGATCCATGTAAACGCTAAACGCATTGCGAATACGGCCTAAGCGGATGTCTTGATCGAATGAGTTGTCGTTACAAAACTCAGTCAAAATGCGGAAATAGCCTTCGCCATACGTCACCTGGTTCTCGCAGGCGGTGTCATAGACTACATCGGCGTCAGACATATACTCGATATGGCGAACCATACCTTCAAAAATCTCTGCTACTTCAACGTCGCCTTTATCGTCCGCAGGGATTACTTTCCCAGAGGGTCGATTTTGACGTTGCTCGTTTGTTACCTGTTTGACGTGCTGCGGCAACTTGTTGATGGTCAGGCATGGTCTAGCGTTGATGGTTTGCCCTTGGACAGAGCCGCGGGTAGCTAATACGTCAGCAGGCCATTGCCATTGGTTGTCTGGCGAACCAGCCATAAACCGTAAATCATCTAGCTCATCTTCACGCGATTCAGAATACGCAGACATTGCCATCTGAAAGCGATGGCGCATGGTAGATAGAACATCTGACTGATCGTCTGGAGTAGATGTAGGGTTACTGCCTACGTCGGCTACTTTGCCGACAATGTTTATGCTAGTCTGATTGTATGCCATATTTAGCAATCTTCGCTATTTTCAAATTCTGGAAGGGTCTTTAAATACTCGTATGTTTGTTTAATAAAATTAGGCGCGGCGCTATCTACAGACGCAGGAAAATTATACGTTTTACTAAGGTGAATAGCGTTATCAGTAAAGCTAACAGTAGCATTTATGTTACTTTTATTGCCAGACACATTTTCAACTTTAATGTACGCAGCAATAGCTAATTTATCTTCGCCAGTTTTAATTCGGCCATAAGAAGTATCTAAAAAACTACTTCCCTGAAGTTCAATAATTTTTTTTAACGCCATTTTAGATACTCCCGTTCTATATCTAGCTTAATATCCCGATTACATCAGGTTCGCGCATCATCAACAATTCTTCGCCGTCAATGGTGACTTTTTGCCCGGAAAACTCACCAAATAGCACATGGTCACCTTCTTTGACGTTCATAGGTTCAGTATGCCCTTTCGGACTTTTCTTACCTTCACCAATTGCCACAATGATACCGCTAAAAAGTTTGTTTTGGGGTAAAACTATTAAATCCGACAACTTTTCTATATCTTGACGAATTAGAACACAATTACTTAACGGCTTTAAACTCATTTTTTAGTTTTACCTTTAGATGCTTCACGCTTTACTGAATACGCAATCGCTACCGCCTGCTTGACTGGTTTGCCGCTTTTGACTTCGGCCTTGATGTTCTGACGAAACGCCTCTTTGCTTGTTGATTTTTTGAGTGGCATATTGAGTCCTAGTCGCCAATGTGAATAATAGCGTAATTTATTTTTAATGTATCTGTATAAGCGTTGTTAGACACATTACTTAAATTAATTGTAAATGCACCATTAGTTACCGTTACCACAGCGATTACATACGCAAAAGTAGCTGTAGCGCCAGAAGCAATATTAACAATAACCGTATCTAAAGCGGAAACTTGGTTATTTGTTACAACAAACGCTACTTCACCCGAAGGCGCTAATTGCGCGTTTGACGTGGTAATAGTACCCGCAGATTTGTTTAAAGTTACGCCAGTTGCCTTATTGCCTGTCTGCGTTACAGTACCGTAAGCGCTAAGGGCGTAGCCTGTTTTTGATGTAGCGTAAATTTCAGTAGCGCTAACAAGGTCTGCGTTAATGATGTTTTGATCTTCGTACGCTACGCCGATTGGCTTAGTGTTTGCCATGATTATTTCGCTTTCTTAGCAGGTTTAGCTGTCTTAGCCGATTCTTTAAAGTCCTTCGCAGTAGGCGCGCCTTTAGCACCAACTTTACGCATCCTCTCACCACTACCAGCCGCAATGCGCTTTTGTTTAGCGTGAATATTTGCATACAATCCAGGTTTAGTAGCCACAGTTTTCTCCTTATTTTTTACCACAGTTCCAGCTTTTGAGGGCTGCTTTCGCGCGCGGGGCGTCGCCTTTGGCGTGGGCAACGACACCGGACATTCGGGCGCAGAAGCTGGCTTTTCGACCGGCGTCGGCTTTAGACTTAGGATTTGGCGCAGGCGCCTTAAGATTTGCATTATTTTTTGCATTGTATTCAGCCCTTCCTTTGGCGGTCATACCCGCACCTTTTTCGGTGGGTTTGTAGTTGGCGTCTTTACCCTTGGTAGTACGCGCGATCGGTTTGTCGTGTTTCTTTGTTGCCATTATGATCCCATCCATGAGTTCAAGGCTGCGCCCTGGCTTTGGTACGTTGATTTCCGCATTGTAACCTTACTTTCGCGGTGTGCAACAGGAAACGCAAAAGTCAGCGCTATGGCGTCGGCTGAGTCAGGCGAGGCTAAACCCCGTGCCTTCATCTCTTTCTTGCCTTCCAAGAAGATCGCCCCCTTACTGTCGGGTTTCATCATGGGTGAGATCAGGTCGGTCTTGAGCATTTTCTCGCTTGGGATGCTTGCTGACTTGAGCCAATCCTTCATCGTCCCCCAAATCTGCGCCCGCATATTGCCGTACATCATGGGGTTCTTGCTTCTATTCGCGAAGTTTACCCCGCGGATCTTGTACCGCTGCTCTTTTAGCCGGTCAACCACGCCGGCGCCTAGCCCACCTTCGTCGATGGCAACCACCGCTGGCTGGTACTGCTCGATGGCCTCGACCACATGGCCAACCACCGTCATGGTGTCGTCGCCCTTAAACCTGCGGATCTCCACGATGTCGCGCCCTTGACGCACTGCAATAACAGTACTGTCCGAGCCAAACCGAGCAGGGTCTACCCCAATCACGATGGGCGCGGAGTCGTCTTGCCACTTGTCCCGTTTCATGGCTTCGTCCACTAGGCTTGACGGTATGAACTGATCGTCGCCTTCTGAGGGAAACGAACCGTAGACCTCAACGTGCGCCTGGTACGAATCAGCGCCGTATTCTTCAATAATTTGGTTGTAGACGTTCTTGTCCGTGCCTTCGACATCCCGAGCGTCCACCTGCCTTGATTGCCAAAAGTCACGTTTGCTGCCCTCGATTGCTTCGTAGAAGTAGCCCGTATTGCGCCGTGGATTGCTAAAGCAGCACCAAAAGCGGTTCGGTGTGTTCTCCGTAAAGAAGCCTGACGTCACCGCCCAGATGGAGTCGTCAATACCTGACGCTTCGTCAAACACGACCATTACCCCGTCATAGTTGTGGACTCCCGCGAACGCGTCGGGGTTCTCAGCCGACCACAGCCGCCCTTCGAGGTTCCAGTAGCGGGTGCCTTTCTTGAGGTCACGCTCAACCAGCTCGGTCAGCCATTTGGCGGGCATGACTCTTGTCGCCGAGATCTCCCACCAGTGGGTGTTGATGGACATTGACGACCACTTGGTAATCTCGGCCCAGGTGACACTTCTGAGCTGCGATTCCGAGTTAGCTGACACAATGACCGTTGACCCGATGCGGGTGGTCATCATCCATAGCACTAGCCAGCTCACTAACGCCGACTTGCCAATACCGCGGCCTGACGCAATTGCCAGGCGCAGTACGTCAAAGTCCACCTTGCCGTCGTTCTTTTTGATGTGGTCTGCCAAGTCTTGCAACACCTGGCGCTGCCACTTGCGTGGCCCAACGAAGTTCTCAAGCGGTGTGCCTGCTTGCCCCCACGGGAAGGCAAACATCACAAACGCTAGGGGATTGTCCTTAATGCTTGGCGTCCAAAGCCGCGCCATGAGTTCTTGTTCATCTTGCGCGGAATAGCGGGTAGTTTGCATTAGGCTGCTTTTTGTTCCTGTTTGGTGGGTAGTTCTTTAAAGTCTACAGTTTGGGCGGGTTGGCTTTCCAGTGCTTCGACAACGCGCTGTTGCGCTGTTTCAAGCGCTGCCGTGATAGATATTCGTTGTTCAACGTCGATTGAAAGTTGCTGTTTGGCAACCCACCCGTGCTGGTGCTGGAGGACTGCGAGGGCAGCTTTGGCGTCACCTTCTTTTGCAGCAAGATGCAAGACTTCAGACATTTCACGCTCTCCATCTGCTCTCCCTTTGAGTTCTGCGTATTCAGCGATTGGGTCAAACAACACTAATTGCCGGTATTCGGTTGGGGTCATCCCAGCGGCTAACGCCAACGAGTCCCCCTTGAGGCCGAGCTTGGCGGCTTTCATTATGGCTTCGAGCCGAGCTTCTGTGGCTTCGAGCTTGCGAGGTTCGTAGGGGAAGCTTTGGAACATACGCGTGAGTGTAACAAAAAATTTTAAAAATAAAAAGCAAGTGGGCTGATTTCTATTTAGAAAAAAAAATTGTTCGTGATACCTCCCTAGCCACAACAGCCGGGCGCAAGGCCCTAGGGGGGTGGGTATACCCTAGGAAGCCTTATAGAATAAGGGCTAGCGGGCGATAAAAACAATGCCGCCTTATAGAATAAGGGTTAGCGGGCGGGCGCGCGTATAGGTGATGGGCGCGGCGCTTATTGCCGGGCGCTTATTGTTGGCGGCCATTGTCACCAGGGCGCGTGGCCATTGTCACCAGGGCGCGTGGCCATCATCACCAGGGCGGCGGGCGCGGCCATGGGTCATATTGTCAAATTGCCATCGGCTAAAAGTTGGCGGCCGTAAACATGGGTCAAATTGTCACGGCGTTTTGATATGGGTCAAATTGTCATTTAACTTTGATATGGGTCAAATTGTCATTTTCTTTTTGTTACCGGCTTTTTTCTTTTTGCGTGGGAATTCCCGGCGGCGGGCGCGGAAACATAGGTCAAATTGTCAAATTGTCACGCCTAAATAATCGCTGGCTTGTAACATTGGCCGCCGGGATCTTATAGATATAAACATTTTCTTAATTAACCTAAAAATAATGACAATTTGACCTATGTTACCGTTTAGCCCTTATTCTATAAGCCTTTGATATGGGTCATTTAACCCCAAAACTTTGACCCATGTTTTGACAATTTGACCCATGTTTTTACCCGCGTTTAGGTGTTTACCCTAGTTTTGCAATTTATTTGCATTTATCGCTTGTGAATTGCAAAAGAATCGTTTACAGTCTTAATCAACGGCAACTCATCGCCGTTTTAATCCACTAAAGTAAAACGAAAGGTAACAAAAATGAACAAACAGCAATTAAAACAAGTTGAAATTGCCCGCGCATTTATCGCCAACGGCATGATCGACGCGGCCGCGCGTAGTGTTTCCGGCTTGATTCGCGCTGCAATGTCGGCAAAATCGCGCAATGCGCTGCTGGCCTTTGCGCTAGAGAATGGCCTTACCAATGAACCTGATTTCATTATTT